TGAGGCCCAGCGCAGTCGCCAAAGTTGAGCTCGCAGGCGTGATGCCACCTTGAACCAGGTCGCGCAACTCCTGAACCACCTGTGTGCCAGAAAGCCCCAAGGCTTTGACCGCATTCACACCCGTGGTGGACAACTGACGGATTTGATCAAGGCTCATGCCAGCAGCCAGACCGGGCCCAACCATTGCCTGAAATGCCGACACCAATTCCTGCGTGCTGGCCGCAGTCAACATCGCATCGCGTTGCAACTTAGCGGTGATCTCGCTTGCCAGCGCCAAGCCCTGCGCATAGGTCGTGGTCTGACCATTGATCGCAGTCATGCTGGACAAGATGCCCGCAATGCCTAGCTTTGTGGTCTCCGTCTGCGCCGCAAATTCAATGCCGCTTTTGGGCAGCTGCATCATGGCGTCCGCCAGATTGCCAGCCGCATTGCTCACAGCTGAGAAAATGATGCTGGCACGTCCCAGATCAGACAACGAGGTGCTCAGACCTGTCGTGGCCTTGCCCGTTGCCTGTAAGCTGGTGGCCGCTTGAGAGGCCTGTTCGCCAACGCCCTTGAGTGCGCCTTGCACCTGCTGAATGGAGGCGGTCGCCGCCTTGCCATCAGCCGTGATTTTGAGAGAAACTTCAGACATGTCTCAACCGCCCTTGATCAGTCGATCCATTTGCCTGCCATTGATTGGCTTTGGCTTGGTGCTTTTCTTTTTGGTGCATCCGTGGGTTGCCTACTTTTTGTGGGCGCTTGCGTTGCTTGTGCTTTTGCAAGAGCTGGTTTGGCTGGCCGCACTTCCAGTTTTGTGGGTGATCGCCAAAGTTGCGAATCACATGACCAAAAGCAAATAGCCTCGTTCCTGCAATCCACTCAGCCATCTGCTTTTGAAAAATCAACACCACAAGCCCCTTGAATTTGAGAATCAAGAGGCGCGTTGATTAAACAACTTGACCCCTTCAAACTCCATTACCTGCAATTGCAAGAGCACTTGAGGCCACCGCTTTTTAGTGACGCCTAAGGCAAACGCAACCTCTTTGACACCAAGGTAGTCAAACCCCAAATACATGAGTCCAGAAAATCCGGCCACCACGCGCCACTGGCTTTGACTCGCTTCAAATACCCTGACCGCATCCAGATGCTCTTCCCAAACCTCGTAGACCTGAGATGTAGGCTGTGCATCTGGCAGCAGCTGTTTGGGGTCAACACAAAGCGCCACGCATTGAGCACGAAGCTCTTCATCCATGACGTGGCGCGATGCATTTGAAAAACCTAGGATGTGCCCTGCGGCACCAGTGAGTTTTTTACCTGTGCATCCTTGTGAGGCACGAGGCAGTACTCAAAGAACGAACGCACCAGCGCTTGTTCAACGCCGGGTAACTCTTCAACCGTGTCTTTCAGGTTATCCGGCGTGAAAGCGATCGATGCGCCTTCGTGGTCTTTCAGATCCCAATCTTCAAGCACCATTTCCAGCACCTGAGGGTCAGTCAATGCACGCTCGGCCAGTTTTTTGTGCAACTCTTTTTGAGCATCGGTTTTGAGTCGTTTGAACTTGGCCTTGAATTTGACTTCGATGACCTCGCCCAAATCAGATGGAAGCCCCACAACAACGTGGGCCCACAGTGATGTTGCAATTCCAAATTTATTCATGTCAGCTTGATAGGTTGGATGGGTGAGTGGAATTGATTAGCGGACCACAATGGACCACTCATCGTTGCCCGATGTGCCATGACGCAGAGCCAAAGGCGTGGTGATCATCTGAATGCCATCACTGTCTGAATAGCTGGGCTTCTTGATCTGCGCATGAGCCGCATTGATTTCGATGATGTTCCCAGCCACAGTTCCATGAATCAGCTGCAAAGCACCAGTCTCAGAGGCAAGTGCAGAACCCACCCAATCCTTTGTGCCGATCGCATGGTTTTCGAACGTAACGCTGGCGGTTGATTTGCGATCGGTGATTTCAACCGAGTCCACATTGGTCAAGTCACGTTTGACAACCGATAAGCCCATGTCAAAGCTAAAGGCACTGGCCGCACAAGCAATGCTCAAGAGAGACAGCTGTGTGTTTGTCTTGTTAACTGGAATTGCATCCAAGAAGTTCGAATATGTAGCCGCTGGCAACGTAGTTGCAGCCAAAGGCGTAAACAAACCAGTGAATTCAAAATTCAATTTCGGGAGGCCTTTGGCATCCGCTGTCACCTTCACATTGCCCTTGACGTCACGCATGATGTGATTGGTGCCATCGATGTTGGCGTAGATGGTGATGCTTTCAAGCGATTCGCTGATGGGTGAATACGTCACGCTGGTTCCCGCCACAATCGTGACTGCACATGCGCAAGCACGCATCAAGGCCGACCAGCCAGGTGGTGTGCCAGCGGTACCTGAACCCGCAAGCTCCACATCAAATGACACTTTGTTGTAGGCAGTCGCCTGAGCGCTCCCGCTGTTACCAAAGAATGGCTTGATGTAGTTGTGCTCAACTTCATCGCCTTCAATCGGCGTCAAATTAGCGTTGGCAACAATGATTGCATTCGCACCCGTTGGTGCCGCATCAATGCCACGCGTTGTTTCTGGCTTTGCCAGAATGACCATCTTGCGGATTTTTTTGTTTGCCATGATGTGTTTCCTGAAAAATGTTGTGAAAAATTTGTTTGTGAACGTTGCGATTACTCGCCAGTGCGCTCAATCAAAACGCGCTGACCTTGACGAACTTCATAAAGCCCACCTTGACCGTGGTGCTCATCTGGCAACACAACAGCACCTTGCGTGTTGACCACGGCTTCTTGATCAGCATCTGCGACAGTCGATGCCTCTTGGTTTTGATCAATATCTGCAACCGCATACACGTCTGACGTTTGTGTTTGGTTTTGTTTTGCCATCTCAATTGCTCCTGAATGTGCTCATGTAGAAAAATTCGTCGATCCACCAAAGTCGGCCATCGCCATCGAGCCGCAACAAATTGCCGCTCTCATACTGCATAGGCTCACCAGATTCGTCATCGTGAATCCAGCCAGCCAATGCCGTGCGCAACGGAGACCGATACGCATTGAGCTCAACCAACGATGCGGCACCTTGCGCATCCCTGCGATTCACGACCGCCATCACCACGCCAAAAACTGTCGTGATTCGCTGACGCGTCACCATCGTGATCTCGCTTGGATCAGCTTTTTCACGCAACGGAATCACAAACGCCGCAGGCGCAATGACAGAACCCGACATCGCAGCATCCAGATCGGCACTGCCACCGAGCTGCTTGAAGCCGATGTTTTGCGACCTAATGCGATCGATGACGAATGTCAAATCCATACTCAGCTGCCTCAGAACTTTGACAACACGTCGTTTGAGAAAACGCGAGCAGGACTTCTTGATGCAACCGTTCTGCCACCACTGGCGACTGGAATTGGATTTCCACCCGCCAACTGAACCTCACCAGAACTCATGCGCTTCAACAGACTGACCGAGTCTTGGTAACGAGTGCGCACCGTTTCTGGAACGCCATCGTCATATAAGTGGTAGCGAGCAATGTCACAGGCCACCCGCACCAAGACGCTTGGCAACTCAGCCAATGGGAGCTGATAACGCACCGCAAGATAACCATTGATCTCAGCCTCGGCGTCCCCGATCGCACGCGTCAGCACCACCGCATCAATGGAGCTTCCATCAACACGATTGGTGCGTTGCGCAAGCTCGGTTTCACCGAAGCGCTTGACCATGTCATCCTGCGTCGCGTATGTCATGGTCAGCCTTTGCCCTCAGACTCAGGTGACTGCTCTTGTGATTGATCTGCTTCAGCATCAACCCAATCAGCAATACCAGTGTCAACCAAGCTGGTTGCAGCCTCATCGGGCAATTCAATAACCGCTCCCGCAGGAATACGTTTACCGTCATGCTTGATGGGGTGAAGCAACTTAACGCTATTGACCATCACCTCTTCGGTGATCTCGGGACTGACCGCCGCCACGGTCGTAGCCACCTTTTTTTTGGTAGCCAGCTTGGCGGCTGGCTTTTTGGCTTTCGTGGCCATCTTTAGTCCACTAAATCCGACAGCAAGAAGCCAGCACTAGGGCCAGCAATCACTGGCTGCACTTCATCGGTGACGGGATAGACCCAGCTCTTTGATGGGCGATCGAAATAGGGCTCCTCAACCAGCGGGTAGTTTTCCAGCTGATAGGTGTATCCAAATGTTGGCGTACCTTGGTCGGCCAAAGTGCCCAACTCGCTGTAGGCCAGCACCATGTTTTTGCCCCACACATCACGGAAACCACCTGTGACATCTGCGTACACGGCATCACCAACGAGCAACTGGTCAAGCTCAAACAAGCTGGCAACCAACTCAGGCGTAGCCGTATCACGGCTGGTGTACTTGATGCGGTCAGTGATTTTGGGGTGATTCTTAAGGACATCCCATGCTGCGCCACCAATCACACCAACATTGGGGCGAAGACCAATTTGCGTGCGTACAGAGGAACGAGCATCGCCCACATCTCCAATCGGATCTGAATTGGCGTAATCACTCCACTTGCTCGAACCTGAAAGCGCCAGTTTG